AAGTTCTGCGGGAGAAATCCGGCCATCCCCGGTTGCATGTTCACGATCCCATCCCGCCACGAATGCCGGCCGACCCCAGCCCGAACAGTCCGCTAATCATCGCGTTTCGTGTCCCCATGTCGGCGTTATAAAGGTCAGTCTGGAAGTTCCCCGCATCGCTACCCGCCTGATAGATCGGCGCGGCCGATGCTTGCGAGCCCGTGTAGCCCTGGAACTGCGGCGCCTGAACCTGTGCCCCCGTGCGCAGCGCGTTCAGTTCGTTCAGCGGCTGGTTGCGCATGGTCATGGCCGAGGACAGCATCTGCGGCTGCAGCCCGATCGCGTGCAACACGGCCTGCGACTCCGCGTCGTTTCGACTGTTGTTGAAATCTCGCATGGAGTTGCTGTAAGCCTCGCCGCCTGCCGTGAGGCCCTGATTCGCAAGTTGGTTCGTCAGCCGGTCTTCGCGCTCGTTCAGGATCGGCGTCAGGCGCGACATGATGGCTTTCTGTGCGGCGTCTTGCAGCCCGGTGATGCCGTCCATGCTGAACGGTTCGGCGAACGCATCGTTCACGCGAGAAAGCGAGTTCTCTGCCGCCGTGCCCATCTGCGCGGAGAGTCGTTGCTGCGAATCCCATGCGTCTTGTCCGAGTGGAGTCAGGTTCGTCGAGACATAGGGAACGTCCGTGCTGCCCGTTTGCTTGCCGGACCAATCAACCTGTTGCGTACCGTAGGGGTTGGAGAACCACGGGTTACCGCTCATCGCGTTGAAGCGGGCGGCGTCCTTGTTGGCGGCGAATTGCTGATTGGCTAGGCCGGAATAATCAGGTTGCTGCGGCGTTGCCGGCTTCTGAAAAAGCCCTGTCACGCTTTCTCCGACGCTCCCTACCCCGGGGAAAATCGAGTCCACTACGTTCCAAATGCCCATTAGATCACCCCGCCATCTTCAATTACGTAGTCAGTCGCGATCCATTGCAGGTTCGCGGCGTTGGTCTCGACGATCATGTGCAGCGCGGCGCAAAAGCCCGTGCCGAACACGCTCTGCCAGTCCGTTTTCATTTCGAGTTCACCGCTGCCCCAGGTGCCGGAATCCCATGTGGCCGTGTCCCATATCGACGCCGTGGTCGGCGTGAACGATGGCGAGCCTGTGGGGGGCGAGAGGACGAAGTCGGTATTCAGGCCGATCAGCACGCCGGCCGTGCTGTCGGCTGCGATGAGCGGACGCACCATCGGTACGCGCTTTTTCTGCGTGCCGCTGCCGAAGTAGTTGAACGCTGGCAGGGCTTCGCCGACGATGTTCGCGCCGTTGTCGTTGTTGCCGGTCCACGCTTTGTAGACCGTGCCGACCCCGCCAAAGTAAAGCGAGTCGTTCCAGAGTTCCCAGCAGTTCGCCGCCATGCCGGAGAAGTTGCACCACGCGCCCGTAATGGTGTTCATCACGTACTGTTCTTGCGTGGTACTAGAGACTGGTACGTTCAGAAGCAGCATGTTTTCAGGCGGGAATACCTGAATCTGCCAGCCGTCATTTGCGCCGTAGAGCGTGGTCGCTTCACTGACGGCGGATTGAATCTTGTCGGTGATGGTCGCGCGGCTGGTGACGATGGTCGAGGTTTGCACCTTCGACATGGGGACGACGCCATCCTTAGTGATGAGCAGCAAATCCCCGCCGTACTTGACGGCGCAGCGCCTGCCCAGCGGCGTGCCGATGGCATAGACCCCGACGAGTGACCACGTGGCAGAAGAGGCCGGATCGGTCCCCTGATAGACGATCACTTCGCCCTCGCTCGTGACGAAGACAGCGTAATCATCCATCCCGCGCCCGTTGTCGTAGGACCACGTCGCCATCGTGACGAGATAGCCGCCGCGCTGGCAGAGGTTGGAGAGGTCTAGCGCCAACGCTGCCCCGCCGACGGCATTCGTCGGCAGATACCACGCCTTCAGCGTCCCGTTTTCACAGAACCAGACGCGCGTCTTGTGGATGTTGATGTTCGCGAGCGTGGTTGTCGTGACGCCCGTCACCGCAGGCACCGAAGCGCCATCGATCGGCGTCCACGTCGCGCCGTTGTACAGCAGAGGCTTGTCGGCCCCGTTGACCGCGTACAGGTACGCCGTTCCGCCCACGGAAAAATTGATGTACTGCCACTGCGCCGAGGTCAATGCGGACACTTCCGCAGCGCCGACGGCACCGCTTGAGGACACGTCAAAGATGTTCGCGCCGGCCGCTGCGAAGAGTTCGCCATTGCCTGTGGGCGGGCGGTATTGCAGGACCGTCTCGACCGGGTCGGTTATGCCGGTGACCCATTCAGTAAATCCTTTCCGCAGACTGACCGCGTAGGGCAGCGGGAAAAAGTTTTCCAGAATGACCGCATCGGATGCGCCCATCGCGGCATAGGAATCGCGCGCGTTCCATCCGCCCACCGGAGCAGGGACGGACGAGATGCGGGTGATTTGTGTTTTGCGCGGACGCTTGGTGGCGAGTGCCTGGAACATCAGGGCGCCCAGCTACCGGAGGGCACGAGGACGCCCGGGTACACGTCAAAGCGATTCGCGCTGCCGTTCAGAATCGGCTTGCCACCATCGCGGGCCGTGGCGTCGTCCACGAGGCGTTCATACTTCGCCATGTCTTCGGCGTAGTCGAAACCTTTCACGCTCTTCCAGCGCCAGATGAGGCCGTGCAACATGATCGTTTCATCGAGGATTCCGATGTCGTCATCCGCGCCCCATGCGCTGCGCGTGGTCGCGCCCGTCGAGTCGCTGCACCAGTTCTTCGACTGCCACTCGAAATAGCAATCCTGACCGGCCGCAGGCACGGGGATGAACAGCATTTCATTACCGCGAATCCGAAACTGATTCCACGGGCCGTTGATCTGCATGGCCTTCAGGTTCTGCCAGTCAGAGTCTGACAGCGGCCCGAACACCGGACGCCGAAGCGATCGGTTGTAAAACGTCTCGTTCACGATGTACTTGAAGTCAGCACCCGTGAGCGCCGTCATCGTGCCTTGCGATTCCGTCGCGACCGTAGTGAACGTCGCTTGTTGCCGCATCGCCTGCCACGGATAGCGGTTCGCGAGTTCCTCGCCCTCTTCGTTTGCGAGCGCGAGCAGTTGGATGATCTGCGGGTCAGCACTGCTCACGACGGCATTCGGCGCGACGATGCCGATACGCCGGCAGACTTGCGTAACCATCGTGAGCAATGACATTTAGGCGGCTTCCTTTCGCGGGCGACCGGGGCCGCGACGTTCTTCGGTTTCGAGGGCTTCGAGCCGGCGCATGAGGTCGGCAATCTGCGTGTCCTGCTCGCTCACGCGGACCTTGAGCGCGGCGTTTTCCTCGCTCACCTTGCCGTGATCCTTTGCGGCGGCGAGGTAGGCGCGTGCCTTGTCACGCAGGGAACGCGAGCCGAGGAAGCGGGACAGCGCCTCTTCGGTCATGTTCGCCACGTCCTCGACGGAATAGCAGCCGATGCCCTTGCACATATCCACCTCGGCGGGCGTGATGCCGGGCCACATGGTGAGCGGCATGCCGTCTGCGGGGATCTCTTGCCCCTTCTTCCATCCGTCATAAGCGTTCTTGAAGGCTTCCAGCCACTGCGGGTTGTAGACGCCCGTCGCGGACTCGCGCTTCTTCTGCGCGAACCATTCATCGGCCTGCTTCACGTACTCATCTTTCGATCCCTTCTGCATCAGGATCACGAAATCGACGTTCACATACACCGGGTGCCCGGCATCCTCGCTCGCGTTGCGGTCCTGCACGGAGCGTTGTTCGAAGCGGATAAAAGGGCGGACAGAGTTCTCGGACACGACGACTTGCATTGGGTGGGTTCTCCACGGTGAAAGGCTTTTTATTGGACGCTGGATAACGCCCAATAAAAAACCCCGCCGAAGCGGGGCCGTGTTGCGTTGGACTGCGGTTAAACGATCTGCCCTTGAGCGAACGGGCGGTTCAGAATGGCCGTGTTCCAGTAGTTCGCGGAACCATCGTTGTACGTCCCCGTCACCGTCACCGAACCCGAAGCAGTCGCGGCGTTGTTCACCGTGACCGTGCGGTTATCGGGGTCGATGCCGGTGATGACCGACGAAGCAGCGACGCCCGTACCGGACAGCGGAAGACCGACAAACCAGCCATCGGTATTCGCCACCTTGTAGACCGTCGATCCGGACTGAAGCGTCGTGTTGGCTTTCGCCACCGTCGCCGTCGCAGCCGTACGAACGCGCGCATTCACGATCTGCTTGCCGTTCGCGATTGCACCGCCCTTGCCTGCCGCCGTGATGCCGAACGCCGTATCTGCCGCCACCGATGCGCCGCAGAGCACCGGGCACTTGCCGCCGATCACGAACCACGCGTATTGCACGTAGGTCGCGTTCAGCGGAATGGCAGACATGGACACGCCGAGAGACTGGCCCATGTTCGCCGTGTTCGGCGCGATGACGTACTGATAGCTCGAATCCCACACCGCCAGCGTTCCGGCAACGATCGCCGTTGTGGACGTCGGGACAGCGAGCCGGATCAGTTCCAGACCGCCCCAGTAGGGATCGACCACGGACGTGATCGTGCCCACCGGGATGAGCGGAACATAGCCGGACGTTGCGGTTGCCACCTCGACGGCAAGACCGCCGTTGGTGGTGTTGTTGGCGTTGCCGGCGAACGGGTAGCCAACGATGCTGTTGATGCCTGCGGAAGTCGTCATAGTGTTCCCCTTAAGCCTTGAGCACGCCCTGAAGCGAGCGGTTGGAGGTCACGACGTTCCCTTGCCACAGAATCGGGATGACCACGGCGTCCTGGTTGACCGACTTCAGCTCGTCCATGATTTCCATGTTCGCGGCCGAGTGCACCACGAGTTCGAGGTAGTCGGTATTCAGGAAGTAACCGTGCGCCGCAGGGATGCCGCCGGACGAATCGAAGAACACGTCGGCGCTCTTGTACTTCATCGCCAGCATGCCGCCCGCGCCGTTGTCTTCAGGGGCGTACCGCTTCAGGCTCGTCTGCGACTGTTCGAAGAACGTGAAATAGTCATCCGAAAGCACGATCATGTCCGGCTTGTCACCCTGACGAGTCAGGCGAATCCAGAGCGGGAGCATCAGGGATTCGATCGTCGTCGCGCTCGGCGTGATCGCGGAGCCACCTTGCAGCGGGGCCGCAGCCGATTGCACGGCGTTTTGCCAGAACGAGAACGTCGACGAATTGATGCCGCCCACCGTGCCCGTGCCAGCGTCCGAGACGAGGGCTTGCAGACCGTTGATCTGGTTCGCGGCCGTGCCGTCGGAGTACAGGTCGATCGACAGGTTATTGCCGAACGAGTGTTGGGCGTTCGTGATCTTCGACTTGGTGAAGTTGATGATCTTCGAGCTGCCCATGTTCGTGCGCAGTTCGAGGCCAGACGCAGCCACGTTCACCGCAGCCTGACGCCACGGGTATTCCGCTGCCGTCAGCACGTCGACGGCGTTGATGTTGAGCACGTCATAGCCGCTGTACCGCTGATACGTGCTGTTGGAGGCGTATTCGAGCGGAGTCACGATGGACAAGCCACCGTCTTCCATGCGGATCTTGCCTTTCTGCGAGAGCTTGCGCCAAAGCGCGTTGTGCTTGGACAGGGTTGTTATCGCGTGGGCTCTTTATCCCGCGCTTCTAACGGTTGTCTTTCCCGTTAGCTCAGACTATCTCTTCACCTGTTTAGCGCGTTTCGTCGCGCTAATCTTGTGTCCGTGGTTTTTAGGCTTGCCTAGTTGCGCCTGTCGGCGCTTCTCATTGGCTTCCGGCGTCCATCTGTTGCCGACCACCATCCGGGATGCCTCGATGCCCTTCGCCGTTGCTTCCGGCGTCGGAGCGAATGAGATGATCGCCTGATTCAGCAATGCGCCGCGCGCGTCGTACTCGCGCAGCCATTTGAGTTCAGCCGATCGTTTCTCGATGAGCGTCGCATCGTCGTCCAGCACTTCCAGCGGTTTGATGCTGAAAGCGCCGTCGCCGTGTTGCTGCCATTCATCATTCAACTTCACCGAATGATGCTTGCCAGACTTGGCTAGACAACGATGCTCGCGAAACCTTTTCGAGAGCTTCCCTGACGTGATGCCTACATATGCGTGCCCTGTCTGGGCACATTCAACCGCGTACACAACGACCATTCGGGATTTCCCTCTTTGGTTTGTTTCAGGTGCCGGGCGCTCGTGGGCTGGTTATTGTTGGGACTCACAGCCTAGTCGTTCGCCGTTCCGCAGAACCTTTTGGCCCTCTGCGGCTTCGGTCTGTATTGGCGTTTCAGCGTCTACAGAACTCACCCGGTTTTACAACGTCCGGTTTGTTAAACGTTGTCAGCGGTCTTCGAGGCGTACTGGCGGTAAGTCGTGGTAGCCAGTTCCGTCCAAGCCGCATAAATGCTGGTGATGCTTGCGGGCATGTTCGTTCCTTAGAGTAGGCCCAGCGCGCGCGCGTTCTCCGCGATGGAGTCACGCATATCAAGTGCGGCTGGTTTTGGCGGGACAACGCCACGGCGTGCGACGTTGACACTTGCGGCCCTCTTGGCGTCTTCGACCTTCCGCAGGTTTTCTGCGCGGCGATTCGCTTCCAATTCGGCTAACTTCTGCTGCATGAGCACGCTCTGCGTTGCGGGGTTTGCCCACACTGCGCGCGTGTACGCTTCTTCCATCACTTCACGGGTCGATGCCCCCGGCTTTTGCGACTGAATCGCCGGGATCAATGCGACCATTTCGGCGTGCACGTTGTCGACGAACGGGCGAAGGGGTTTGCCCTGCGCGTCCGACTCGTTCAACCACACACCGACTTCTTGCTCTGCTCGTTGCTGCTCGCCCTGCATGCGCTGCTGCTCCTGCCGCTGTTGCATGGCGAAGAACTGGTCAAGGCGAGGGTCTCTGAATTCCTGTTGCGGCTGCTGCTCCGGCGCGTACTGCTGCGCGGCGAGGTCGATGCCGTATTGCTGCGCGAGATTGGCAAACGCCTGTTGCTTCTGCGCGGCCGTGCCGGTGCGCAACAGTTGATCGGTGCGCAACAGTCCGACGACCGCAGCCTCGGGTGTCGTGCCGCTCGCGTCGAGATACGACCGATACGGCTCCACCATCTGGCGAATCTGGTTGCCGAGCCGGGCGTCGGGCAGGATCTGTTGCACGCCCCGGTGCGCGTCGGCCTCGCGCTTGTGGATCTCGCGCCGCCAGGACTCGGGGAGCTTGTCCCATTCGGTTTTGGCAGACGGCGACAGGCTCGCGGGCGGGCGGTTGATGTCCCAGCCTTCGGGAGTCGTCGGCGCTTGTGCCTGCGGCTGCGTCTCAGCCCCTACAGGCGCTTCAACACCTTCGGCTGCGGCGTCGGCCTTTGCGAACCGTCCGCGCTCGTCTCGCGCCTTCTGCGCGCGTTCCTCTTGCGATTCGTCCGTAGCGGCTTCATCGGTCGATTCCTCCGGCGCGTCGTCGGTCATGCGGCCCTGAATCTCTGCCCACTTCTCCGCGATTGCTGCGTCAGGGTCGTGCTCTGCTGCTTCGATCACTTCGCGTTCTTCCACGGGTTCTCCGCTC